GGCATATACCATGCAACACACTTTTTCTCCAACTTTTCCATCCAAGGCAATGCATCTGGAGTCAGTGGTTTTCATTAGCGGGTAGTCTTGCCTTTGCATTTCTTGCGGGATACCAGTCGCATCAGATCGATCTCTTCGCAGCACAGGCCAAGACCACTTAAAGCAACAACAAGCACCGCACTTTTCGCAGTCGTATTCATCGTCCATTAAGCACGGGTAGCACGGGGAACCCATCCCATTCCAGCATTAAATGATCCAGTTGTTCCGGGTGCGGTATGCTTTAGCATCTCAGCTTGTGATCCAAATCCACCAACCCCACCAGCAGCACTGCCATAAGCACCAGCAGCAGATGCAACAAGAGACTGCATTGCATTAGCCCAACCCTGAGAAACTTTTTCCTCTCCAGTTTCTGGTACTGAATATGCCCCCATCGATGAAAATCCAAGACTTCCACTTCCATCACCACTTCCACGTTGCATGGCAGACCACGCTGAAGCGGAATCAGACTGCGATTTTGCTGCGCGATCATACGGGGATGCTGCCGCTTGACCAACTTTTCCAAATGCGTCTTTTATAGCATCACCCATTTGGTTCTGTTGCTTTTGGGGATTGTAGTCTGGACGGGGTTGCGCTCCAGTTCCTAACTTTCCAGAAAATAGATTTTGCATGGTATCACCAGTTCTTCCAATTGCATTTGATGCACTACCAAGAAGTCCACCGAATTGGCTATTAGCCACTGGTGTTGATGCTCCTGTTGCGTTTGCTGATTGTGATCCACCCATAATTTTATTCTTCTTTGTTGTTCCAAGTTACTGGTTTAAATCCTAAGTCTGGTATTACGATGTCTTCGTAAGGTGCTAGATGTGAAATGTTAGTAATCTTTGCTTTTAGCTTTGGGCAATTGACGTGTGGGCCTTGATGCCGATCAACGCAGTTCAAACAGACAGGATAGAAGTCAGCATTGAGTGACTTGTCTGGGTTATTCACCCATCCATGCTTTCCCTTTACATATCGTGTTGGGTCTGGCTGGACATTGTTAGTCTCAAGGTATTCAAATACATCCTCATCAGTCCAATCTTTTAGCAAGTAAAGCGAGACAGGATTTCCATCGACGTGACGAATATCTTGTGACAACGAAAGTTGCCCCTTCATTAGATCAGTGTCTCCACCTTTAGTTCCAATCCAAACTGCATTCCACGGAAAATTAAATGTTCCAGTAGGACGCATTAAAAAGTCATCAACACCGCACATAAATGGTTCGTTTGCTTTTGGACGCTCAGTTCCCAAAGACAAAACAATGGAATTTTTACCCCACTGGAAATAGTGAAGCAAATCAAAGCGAACATCTCCCGTATGAACATCAGGCCCATCTGCAAGCGTGTGTTTGAATGCGGGATATTCATACATCGTCAATTGCCAATCCTTGATTAGTTTGTCTGAATATGCATATCTTTCGCGGAACTTTGGTTGCCGAAACTGAACCACAGGGACATCAATTCCACACTTAAATTTTAGAAAGTGCAGAAGGACAGTTGAATCCTTGCCTCCAGACCAAAATATGACCGCATTGGGCCACTGTTTGTTCCAACGAACTGCTTTATCGATTGTTTTATGTATTAGGTTTTTCATTAAACTATAATTGCCGCACCAAGGATTGCTCCACCAGCAGCACCACCAGCAGTAAGCCATGATCCAGTTGCTGCATTTTTGCTTTGAGCATTTTGAGCCATAACTTGGTTCATCATGTTGTTATAATTTTGCGTGTCGGCAACATTGGCAGCGTGAGCAGATTGGATATTACCCATCGAGCGGTTAATTGCATCCTGTGCGGTTTGACCAAGACCCTGCGCTCCAGACAAGACACCACGTTGCCATTCTTGGAGACTTTGTTGGTTTTGTCCTTTTGCGGCTTGCTGTCCAGCAACCAATGAGCCGGGGTCAATGCCTCCCTGCATTTGAGTTGCGTCTAAATACTTTTGACGCAGTGCCATATCCTCTAGCGCAATCTGTCTTCCTTGTGCCGTGGATTGGTCGAACATAGCAGACCTGCCAATGGTGGATCCCATGTCGAGTCCAGCCCCCATCATTTGAGCGAGTCCTTTTGTCTTTGCCCACTGACCTAGCTTTTGTTGCCAACTCTCAGGGGAGGTTAGATTCTGTACAGTCTCACTCATGCCTGACCGCATCCTAGCTAAAGTTGGATCTACATTTTCTTCAAATTGTCTGGCGCGATTTGCGTTTTCAATTCCTAACTCAAATGCTTGTTGAGATACCTCTCTTGGGTTGAACTCTTGGTAAATTGGCTTTAGTTGAGTAGCCATTTCAAGCAACTTGCCTTGAGAAGCAAGACCACCATACATCCCCTTGTTTGCCTCGGATGCCATCATCATGTTAAGTTCAGGACGAGGTTGTTGAATTTGAGGAGTATATGTTTTGCCACCCATAAGTTTAATTAAGCTAAAGAATAAACCTCTCTTTTAAGAGGAGTCAACCCTAATTTTTCTATTATTGCGTTTGTAAAGTTAGGTCGTTCATCCGCTAATGGAACTCCAATGAACCCCGGTGAGTTTGAGAGTTGTGAATGCGCCTTCCAGTCGCTCATCACCTGTATAACATCTTGTGGTCTTGTATACTTTGGGTGAAACGCTGGATATACTATTGGCATATAAACATGATCAGAGTATCCAAACAGCACACCATCACGATAATGTGCATAAACATTAATATTAGGATGCTCGATGATCTTATGATCGAATTCTTCAGCAAAATCAACAAGTTCCAAGAATTCATTAGTTCCGTTTGGAGTAAGTTTATATTCAATTTTTGATCTCATATTTATTAATTAAATCCAACCAGAATATCATCTGGATTGGCTATTGTTTGTGTATAGTTAGCAAATCTGTCAGATTGTGCTTTTAGGATATTGCTACGGGTAGAATTACTACCACACACTGCACATGGCAAGCAATTATTTTGACCAGTTGTAAATGGAATTGACGAGTAGATTGGAACAATCGGATCGTCTCCAAAAGGCGATATAAACTTATTTGGAAAGTTAGTTGCCTCTTTTGTTGCTGTAATAATCGATGGCATATTAGCAGGGATTCTGTGCTTTAAATTGCTGTGCAGCGGCAGTTGCTGATTGAAGAGCAAGAACTCCAGCCTCCTCCTGCGCGTGTTCAAAGCTAATATAAGATAGATATGTAGCAGATGCCGTGGCTGAAATTGATTTTGTTGGATCAGCGTCACAGGTCAAAGTAACTGTTTTAAATATCTTTGCGCTATACGAATTATCATTTGGCGATTGTTGCTCGTATGGATTGGGCAACAGGTCGATTAACAATGTTTCGCCGTTTTGTGCCACAACGCAAGATTGGGTTTCATTGCCCTGTGGAACACCTGTAGATTTCTCCTGCCAAGGATCCATGAACAATCGAACGATTTCAACTCCAAATTCACCGCACCACTCAAGAAGTAGAGAGAATGCCTTATCGACATCGTCTGTCAGATATGACTCGCAAGTTGAAACAAGGGAGTTTCGTTGAGCGGATTCAGTTGTAAGTCTTCGGTATTGGGAGTTCAAAAACCCTAGATTCTTAATCTCTGACTCGTATGGTGTATTTTCCCACTGGTAGTCAGCAGTGACTGCCAAGATGCGTTTCTGTAAGATTGGGCTATATGACCCCTTGCTGCCCCTGTAGGACACTTTTAGATCAACTGTGCCACCAATCTGCGTTGATTCGATCTCGGCATAGACAAACTTCTTTAAATCCATCTCATCACCAAGCAATGGAGTTTCGAACTGCGAGTAAATCCGATTGTAAAGTGTCGTTGTTGTTTTGTCTGGATTGATCTGAAGGTAAGAATCCACTCGTTCTGGCTGGAACGATTCCCAGAGATGGTTAAATGATCCATCGTTTGTTGCTGCGTAATCCACAGAAAAATGAAAACATCGAGACTGCCCGTCAACAACACCTGTAGTCCACTCTACTGGACGAGTGCCTGTCCAAACTCCAGCCCATGCTGGGAATCTGCTTTCCCCACTGCCCCATTCGGAAGCGGCAGCATAGTCAAGCACCATTGTATCGGAATTAAGAGTCTGAAGATATGGGATTGAATAAAGTAGATAATTCTCAAAACCAGTAGCGCAAATCTTTGTTGGGTCTGCTGCCATGAGTCGTTTTGCTCTAGCCATTTCCACGTCCTTGTAAAGAATTTGAGAAGACAGGTAAGAGGTGGCCGCAATATCTGACGTTATGAGTCCACCTTGCGCGTACCACCACATTTGACCTGCTTGGAAAGCAATTGATTTTCCTGCAATGCAACCAACAGTTGGATAAAGCGTAGATTGGAAATTTTCAGTAGTCACCCATTGATCTCGGTCAAGGATGCCTGATTTAAGCTGAAACGTAGAACGATCCGTAAATACAATAAGCCTCGTTGACGTATCCTGACCAACATAGCTTGTCATTGCAGTGATTGGACGTGAAAAACTAAAATCACCACGGGAATTCCCTGTTGTACGCTCCTTAAAAGAGGTTGGATCACCCAGATCGGATGCCAGCACAATATTTTTGTCAGCGATCCACATTCTGTTGGCTGAATATGCCATCCAAAATCCAACTGGAATTGTGGAAAGTTGAACCCCAGATGTGTCGGATCCGTCCCAGTATGAGGGATATGAAATGCCATCCTGAATCATAACTATTCTGTGAGCAGGAGTTGTAAATTCATTTTCACCTGTAGAAAGGTTTGCAGATCGAGTTGCAAGCGCAAAAACAAATTGATCTACATTTGCATCCATCGATATATTTTTTAAACGAAAATCTTCCCAATTGCTTGGTTGGGTTAATGGAAATGGTGAGTAATAAACTTTGCCATTAACAGCAAAAACCATGTATGACAATTCGCTTTCAAAAACACCATTTCCATTTACATCGAAAATAGTAGATGGGGTTATAGTCACAACTCCATCCTGTTCTCTCGTAATTGCAGCTTCCTTTTGTTTGTTGGAAGAAAACAATATCCCTCCTTGAAAATTTCCAGCAGGAAGGGAGAGTTGCATTTTGTGTCCCGGTCTGGTTTGAACAATGCCACCTCGGACGCTTATATTAACACCCCATTTAAATTGATTTTCTGGCAATGACCACGGGTTGCGAACAGAATTAACCCCTTGCACCCAACCAGTTGAGACTTTTTTAAGTCTTCCTGCTGTAATATTTTCACTTTTCATGCTAGAAGTGATTTGTAATTTTCAAGACGCAAGATTAAAGCATTTCTATTTTCTGGAATTAATGCATTAGTCTTTGCTGTCATTGACATTTTAATTCTTGTTTCAAGAGGAATTGTTCTTCCTTTTTTTGCATCAGAAAGCTTTTTTTTATGTTCTTCTGAAAGTTTAATTCCTTTCTTAGCTAAAGAAATCTTTAATCCAATTTCAGGAGACTTTTTTTTCCCCTTCAATGAACTTCCGTTTTTTAAAATTGTTTCTTTTATTTTGTTTTTTGTTTCTTCAGACATCACCCTTCCAACTTGACCTTCTCCCCCATCTGTTAAATTTGTTAATCTTATTCCAGTATTCC